CCACCTGTTGCTTGAATAGATGGTCCACCACCTGTTGCAGCGTTTGTTACATCTATTTGGTTTACTGCAGATGATGTTGTTTGAAATATTATCTGTTCGTTTCCATTTTCATCATTAATTCCATGAGCATCGTCAAAAGCTATATTAAATGAGTTAGTATCTAAATCTCCACCTAATTGTGGTGAAGTATCATCGACAACGTCACCTCCAGTTTGAACCTCTATCATATCTGGATTTGTGCCATCATTTGCAGTTGCAAATATTATTTTAGTTGTTTTTTGTGTTGCTGAAAAAGTAAACGAATCTCCTGAACCAGATACATATTTAAATTGTACTGTATAAGCACCTGATGTTGAATTTTTTAAAATATAAAAAGTTTGCACATCTAATGGAATTGTTACAATCTGATTACCTGTAATAGTACCTGTAAATTCTATCATTCTGTGTGCAAGAACTGCACCGGTTGACCCATCAGATACAGATAAAGTAGTTGTTTGTGCGCCACCAGCAATTGATTGCTGAGTAAATCCACCAGATATTTGTTCTATAAGTTGTAAATTAGTATTAGTTTTTGTTCCCCATGTACCGGCGTTTTCACCAGTTGCCT